GATGGGTCATTGGCTGACGGAGGTTACGTCTATGTCGGCACGGATACCTGTTCTGATGACGTGCTCTGGACGTTCTACAATCAGGTGCGTGGCCGCGACTACATCCATCTGATGTTCATCAAGACGCTCCGTTTCTATCTCGGCAAGTTCAACCTGACGGGCCAGACGATTCAGAGCGTTATCAACACGATGACGTTCATTGGCCGCGACCTGAAAGCCGATGGGAACGTGCTCGGTTTCAAGTGCTCGTTCTCACGCGATCAGAACTCACCGGAACAGCTTCGCCTTGGCCGTGTGCGCATTACGTTCTTGGCCGAAGAACCGGCACCGCTGCGCCACCTTGGTATTGACTCCGGTCGTTACCGTCCCGCTCTGGATACCCTGCTGACGGACCTCCTGACGCAGTTCGACGTGGCTGCGTAAGCTTCTCAGTTTTAGACGAGGTTCAAAATGTCAGCAAATCTTTATGTCATGGAGTTCGCCAACCTTTTCTGCGGCGACCATGACCCGAACAACAGCAAGCACCTGACGCTTGAAGAAATCACGCTTCCTGACCTTGCCGCGACTCACCAGTCGCATCATCCGGGTGGCTCGATGTTCGAAATCGAAGTCCAGACCGGCATCGGCAAGCTCACCAGTACGTTCAAGCTGAAGGGGTGGGACCCGGACCTTCTCGCGCAGTTTGGGCTTGGTACGTCCGAAAAGAACATCTACACCGCCTATGGCGTTATCCGCGACAAGAAAACTGGCAAGGTTCTTGAAGCCAAGGCCGTATTCGAAGCGTCGCTTGGCAAGGTGACTGCGGATGCGTTCAAGCGCGGTGACTCGATGGGGCATACATACGCCCTCCATGAGTTCACTCACTATGAACTGACGTTCGGCGGCGATGAAGTTCTGTATTGGGACTTCTGGACCAATGAGTTCCGCACTGGCGGCATTGACCGAAACGCAGAGATTAATCGTCTCTTGCGTATCCCCAATGTCGCGGGCTAATATTCATGGGGGCCGCAATGGTCCCCATTTTTTCTAAAGGGTGATTTATGACTGATGAGATTATTGCTCCCCCGGTCTTCGTCGATGGCTCCAAGCGCTCCGAGACTGTTCCGCTCGACTGGCCGATTGAGTACAACGGGACTGTGTACAGCGCCGTGAGCGTTCGCCGCCTCACCGTCGCTGACATTCGCAAGATGGCTGAGGCCGACGAGCCGTCTCAGCATTTTCCGATGTATGACGTGCCGAATGAAGTCCTCGACATGCTTGACGCCGATGATGCTACAAAGCTCAACGAGGTCACGGGGCGTTTTTTGCCCCGGAGCTTCCGGGGCGCGGAATAAAGGCACCGATATTTGCATGGCGGCGGCTGGCTGCTTCCGTCATGCACCAGATTCCCGGCATTTCGCTTGCCGACATTATGGCGATGGACTGGCCTGACCTGATTGAATGGTGGGGTGAAGCAAGGATCATTGCCGGGGAAAAAGACACATGACAGCCTCGGTCGCAGAACTTATTGTCAGACTACGTGATGACGCCAGCGCACGGGCAAGAGCGCTGGCGTCAACGCTTGGCGATATTGCGAAGGCTGAGAAGGCCATTGGCGCAGCCTCCCCGGAAATGCGCAAGCTTACGGGCGAGCTGAAAAACGCTGCGCACGCTACCAAAGCCCTTGGCGATTTCCGCGACATTCGCAAAAGCTTCGCGGATGCGCGGCAGACGTTTCGTGAAGCGCAGAAGAACGTCGCCGACCTTGCCCGCCAGATGCGCGAAGCAGGCGAGCCGACGAAACAGCTTGAACGCGATTTTAAGCGCGCGCAGACAGCGGTAAAGCTTGCGGCCTCAGAATTTGAAAAGCAAAAGGTTGCGCTTCTTTCCACGAAGTCTGCAATGGAAGCCCTTGGTATAGGGACTTCTAACCTTTCGGGCGCAGAAGACCGCCTGCGCGGCAAGATCGACCAGACAACGGCTGCACTCAACCGTCAGGCACAGGCCGAGGCGAAAGCTGCTCAGGCGGCAGAGAAGGCCGCTCACCGTCGCCAGCGACTGGCGAACGCAGCCGGGATCGTCGGCGGAATTGCGGCGTATAAGGCGGCTGACTTCGGGAAAAAGGCAGTTGTCAGCATTGCTGACTTCGACATTGCGACGCGAAAGCAGCGCGTGTTCACTGACATCTCGCCCAAAGACCAAGAGTCTTTGATGCGCCAAGCCAAGCGTATCGGTCAGGAAACGCAGTTCACCAACCTTGATGTGGTGAAGGCGCAGACGAAGACGATGCAGGGCCTGCCGACCGGGTTTACATCTGAGCAAAAGTCGAACGCGGCTGAAGGCATTCTTGATAACGTCAAGAACTACGCCATCATCCTCGAAACGGACCTTGAAAAAGCAGCCGAAGGGCTGAGGGCGTACCTTCAGACCTTCAATAAGGACATCTCGACCAAAGAGAAGGCGGTGCATGAGTCGCAAAAGGCGACGAACCAGCTTGTCAAAATGGCAAAGCTTGGCGGCATGAGCGCTGAGGACGTTCAGAACTTCATGACCTATGCCGCCCCGTCCGCGTCTGTCGCTGGCATTGACCCTGAAACGGCAATGACGGTGGGCGCTTTGCTGCGCCGTGGCGGTATTGTCGGTCAGACGGGCGGTGTGGCAATGCGTGCCGCCGCGTCAAAGCTTGTCGCTCCGACGAAGGCTGGTATCTCCGCGCTGAATGCGGCTGGCATCAACTACTCTGATTATGTCAAACCCGGCGCGTTCAATGCCGCGTCTCTGCAAAATCAGTTGCGCATGGACATGGGCTTGCAGCTTTCCGCTGAGGCTCAAGCGAAGCTTGCGGCTGTCGTTCAGAATGACAGCATCCGTGCTGACCGTGGCATGTTCACAAAGGCTGTTGTCGAGTCTGTTATGGGCGACCTGCCAAAGAACAAAAAAGGCAACGCAAGCAAAAAGGATATGAACACCGTCGCCAAGTCGGCGGGTGTTTATCACAAGCTTTCGGCTGGCGGCGTCAAGGCAGAAGAACTGCTTGACAGGATCATGAGTTCGCCCATGACCCTTGCGCAGCTTAACGCCTTCTTTACGGACAAGCACGGCGGCAAGTTCGCCATCACGCAGCGCCAGCGCGAAGAATGGGTGGCCGCGCGCGCGGCAATCAAAAAGTCGGGCGACGATCCGAATTTCGCCAAGGGCAAGGCCGATGACATTATGGGTGGCGTCGGCGGCTCGCTTGAAAACCTCAAAGGCTCTGTCGAAAACCTGATCCTATCCATGGGTAAAGCCAACGAAGACTGGCTGAAGCCGCTGATGGACAGCACAGGAAAGCTCATCGATGGGTTCTCTGAACTAGGCGCAGGCACGCAGAAAATCATAACCGGATTCGGTATCCTTGGCGCGGGCTTTGCCGCGTTCAAGGCACTTGGTCTTGTGTCTGGGTTCGGCCTTACTGGCTCTGCTGCGGCGCTCACGGGTTCAGCCGAAGCGCTTACGCTCGCCGCCGCCCGCCTCGGCGGGAGTCCCCTTGGGAAGCTACCAAGTGCCCCTCCCGTGGTCCCTGTTGCCCCGCTCGCGGCTGGTGGACTTCCTGCCGCCGCGATAGGCGGCGGTGTCCTCGCTGGCATTGCTGGTGCGGCTGGTGTTGCCGGGACAATCCTTAACAACAAGTCTGGCGGGAATGCGGACCATCGCAAGTGGACGTGGGGCCGTCTTTTCCACAACTTCACCAGCGGCGGAGACACTCTGCCATCGCCGGAAGAACGCGACGCCGCATTGGCTAAGATGGCTGATGAGTACACGCGCAGCCAGAAGCGCAAGCGTCCCGTTCCCGGCATTGGCGGCATGTACGACGATCCTGTCTATGCCCCTCGTCCGTGGTATTCAAATACCCAAAACGATTACACGTTGGGAAATACTCGTGGATCGTTCAGCTTTCGCACGAATGGCACAACGGGCGGCATGGGGCGCGGCGGTGATATGGCTCCGGGCAACCTGTCGAATCTGCCAAC